AAACTCCCCCACCGTGGCACGACATCTCCAAGGAGATGTACGGCCGGCAATATCCTTATTCTGCTTTGCGGCAGAACACAATTCTGTGCCCACTTGGGTTGGTATTGCTGGTGAGTACCCTTAGCAGGGTACGCGGGAAGTTTTCGCTATCTTTACACGTCACTGAACAGGAGAACATCATGACCAGATCCCGTAGCCGGACCACAAAGGGTCCAACATACGGCACAGCCTACGTGCGGTACAGATATCCGAGTGGTACCACATGGTACTACTTGTATAATAACTCTGTACTGCTCGAGCACCATACGGAATCGATGACTGACGTTGTTACGTCAGACTTCTCTTCCAAACGGAGCAAAGGCGAGGTGGTGATTAATCCCGTTTCACACGTTAAATCTACGATCGAGACCATCGGTTCTGGTGCATATCATTGGACCAGAACTAACGGTAGTGTGTATGAGGAAACCGGACCGGGGCTGACTAGAATGCAGCTCCAGAGGTTTCCCCAGTACATGCAGTCGGTGCCGGTTGATCCGGCGCCTAAGCATGACATGCTAGCTGCCTGTAAGCTTCAAGCTTTAGGCAACATCGATCGTTCGCCATACTCATTCGCGGAAGATATAGCTGAATTACACGAAACTTTGAGGTTTCTTCGGAATCCTCTTGCCTCCATCAAACAACTTTCTAAGTCGTTTGAAGAGGGTGTAAATCGGCTGAATAAGCTAAAGAGGTATGCTAACCGTGCCGACGCAATTGCCGACGTTTGGTTGCAATACCGCTTTGCTTTTTCTCCGCTCCTCCGTTCTGTTAATGACGCCGTTAAAAGCGTTATCACAGAAGATAAACCACGCGCCAACCGGCGCATCGCAACTGGGAAGGATACTTTTTCCGACCGAGTGACCAACCATGGTACTATTGTAACCTGGGAAAGTCGGGCGTCAGTTGAAGTTACAACTGAATGCCATGCGGGGATTATCTACGAGGTATCCAATCCAACACAGGGTTGGAGGGATAAGTATGGTTTGAGATTTAAGGATATACCAGAGACTATGTGGGCAATCTTGCCTTATAGTTTCATGGTAGATCGTGTCTTTAACCTCTCACAAGCAGTGAGGGGGCTAACGGCATTCCTTGATCCCAATGTAAAGATGCTGAACGGCTGGGAGTCTACTAAGACAACCAAAGTAGTGGAACGTGAATGGATAAGACACGTTTCAAAACTCGTTCAGTCCGTACAAAGCGACGCAACTGATGTGCTTGCCGAAACGACAAGTACATACACGCGCGAAGCTTGGACGCCTACCATCAATGACCTAATGCCGGAAGTCCGGATAGGTGATCTGGTAGACACATCAACCGAGATCGCCGACTTGCTGGCCCTTGTATGGGCACGCTTGAGGTGATCATTACCAGGAGATGACTTATGTCACTCAGTAACGGAAGTATGCCAATTGGCGCTACCTACGCCCCTACTGGGGGTTCGGCAACTTCGCTCGTATCATTGGGTTCTACCGATGGTACGAACAAGTTGTATATCGACGATGGATCAGATCTGATCCTGCGCAAGACTTGTCTTGCAACGTCGAAATCACCGGTTCCGTCGTCGGGTGCCCCGAATGGGTACACTCAACAGCGGTCCTCGATCGTCTTCCACGTGCCAATGCTTTTGGCAAACGGGAACTACACCAAAAACACGGTCAAGATCGAAGTTACCTTCGATCCTGAGGCTGACGCCTCTGAACGTGCTTACCTGCGTGAGCTTATCGCTCACGCTGGTGTAGACGCAGACTTTGATGGTCTGTTTGACGATGGCTCTGTTGCATAAGAGGAACGTTATCATGAAAATGATAAATGCGTTCCGAATTGCACTCGCAGTCTACATCGTCTCCATGATTGGAGGTATACTACTTCTGGCCTCACTGGCCGGCTGTAGTACGATGGAAGCTGTGGATGCGTATGCAAAGGAGCATAACTTCTATGGAGAGAGCGTTTGTGACGCTCACCTCCCGGAAGTTTCCGAGGTGGACAGCACCGCGAGGGGTTGTCCTACCAGTGCGATCGATTACGCCTTAAAAGGAGATATCCATGGCGAAACCGAAGGTAGCAAAGAGGCGGAAAACGCTCTTTGATCCTGACAAAATAGCGACAGCTATTAGTCAGAACCTTAATCGTGACTTGTCCCATGCCACACAGATGTACGGCTATGGGAGCCAAGCTCAGCGGTTCTTCTCAGAAGCCCAGCAAAAATCGTGCCTTAAAAAGTACGATTCAACTGTCGGTAATGTAGATGAACTCGAGAAGGCGGCTTTTAGCCAATTTCTCGAAACAAATGAAAGAATGCGCAAGGTGAACGATGAATTTCGTCCTCCTCGTGATATTCCTTCACACCATCTACACCCTCTAGAGCTTTTGCTCAAACGGGCCCGTGCACTTGTGCATTGGACCTTGAGGGATATTACCTGGGGTGAAATAGCGGACAACGTCACTCACTCGAGTGGCGTTACAAGAGGCGTATCCTATTCGGATACAAGTCTTGAAGCTAAATACACCTGGCCTATGAGCAGTACTACTGAAGCTGCTTCCCTCTATAATCAGTATCTATCCGACAACGTTCAGTTGAAGGATGCGATTGAAGCTTTCAATCGCCGGAGGCATATCGTGCCCAGAGAAATTGATATAGTAGAAGCGTCACGTGCTACGACCGTTCCAAAGACATCTGATAAACGTCGTATGATAGCTATCGAACCTACTGTTAATATGTATTTTCAGCAGGCTTTGATGACTATTATGTACGACCGCTTGAAAGATGTTGGATTGGACGTTGAGTGTCTTCCCTTCGTTCACAAGCGTTTAGCACGAGAGGGCTCAATCACCGGCAATTTAGCCACGATTGATTTCTCATCTGCTAGCGACTGTGTTTCGATAGAACTGCTGCGGTATTTATTACCTCAACAGTGGTTCAGGTACGTCACCATGGTCCGCTGCCCGAAGATGGAAATCTTGGGAGAAACAGTGGATCTGAACATGGTTAGTACTATGGGAAACGCGGGAACATTTCCGCTGGAGACGCTCGTCTTTTGGTCCCTAGGCGTAGGTGCAGTCATGCAGCGAACACGGAGTAACCCCTACTCATTACTCAGTTTACCTGAGGAACGGGAGGCGGTCTCTGTGTTTGGCGATGACTGTATCTTACCCACTGTGGATGCTGCAACTTTTATGGATGCAGCGGAAGCAGTAGGTTTCATCGTGAATCGCGAGAAATCGTTTTTCACATTGGAGCCTGGGTTCCGAGAGAGCTGTGGAGGTGACTACTTCCGCGGCGAGGACGTGCGGCCTTTTTACATTAAGGCCCCTACCTCAATTCGAGGAAGTGCTCTCGAGCCTTGGCTGTATGTCATACTGAATGCGGTCTTAAAGAAGTATATTTCATACTTCGGACCGAATAGGTATGTATACGACAAGGCTCTTCTTGAGTACCTTTTTGGGTTGTTCACAAAGAACGGGCTCTTGATCAAGCTCGTTCCAAGTGATTTCCCCGATGACTCCGGTCTAAAAACATTAGACTGGCGCCGAATCGAGCTGAACTACGGTGTCAAATTTGACACAGTGGGACAGACCGATCAGGGATGGTGTTCATTCCGCTATCTGAGATTTCAATATCGAAATCAGAGAAGCAGGGATGATCACTTGAGGTACGTCACCTGGTTGAAGCGTCCCATCGTTCGTAATGAATGGTGGGTGCCTCAGCTACGTGTTCGCAACCTCTTTCCGATTCGGAGAAAAGGTGGTTACATCGTAG